GAAGTATATACGCAACTTCGCATATCTGCACGCAAGGTTACCATGTCAGCGGTTCAGGAAGTATAACCGCATCAGACTCGCGAATCAAGAAAGAGATAGTAGATGTTGAAGATGTGGCAGCTTTAGAGACATTAAGACTACTCAAACCCAAACAATACAAATATAAAGACGAGTTTAGACGTGGATCCGAACCTGTATGGGGTTTCATCGCCCAAGAGGTTCGTGATACTCTACCTTACGCAACACAAATACGAACGGATTGTCTTCCAAACATTTACGAGTTGGCTAATGTATCCAATTCTAATGTGATTACCTTTACCAACTTTGATACCTCCAATCTTGAGAGTAATGTGATGGTTTTAAAGGTGTATGATGTGGACGATACTGAACATTTAGTCACTATCACTGATATTGTGGACGAGCATAGTGTCCGTGTGGATGAAGACCTCTCAGAATGGATTGGATCTATTGACGAGTCTGGTAATGTGGTGGCTGGTAATCAACTCTTCGTGTATGGTCAGCAAGTAGATGACTTCGTGTTCCTAAAAAAGGAAGCGATCTGGACGGTGGCTACATCGGCTCTACAAGAGGTTGATCGTCAACTCCAAGCCGAAAAGGAAAAGGTAGCAAGTTTAGAAGAACGTCTAGCTGCTTTGGAAGCCATCGTACTTAATCAATAATCATTACCTCACATAAAATGCACTACATTTTATCTAAGCTAATATAAATGGTACAGACGACGAGCCATATATTTTCAGGGAAGGTCGATATCGAGAGTAACCTCTTGGTAGGCTCTTCCCACCTGTTCGTCGATACCACTAATAATCGTGTAGGTATAACGACACCCGATCCTCATGCGAGTTTACACGTAAACGGAAACGCGTACGTGGAATCGAACGTGGGTGTCGGTTCTAATATTAAACTCGATGGAGATACGGGTATAATAACAGCTTCAGGATTCGTAGGTGATGCAAGTCAATTGACTGGTTTGGCGTCCAATTTAGAGCAAGTCGTAAATAATGGAAACGTCGCATCCGCGACGGTTGAATTTTCAAATCCAGGTACATCTCTCATCGCTTCAGGAAATGTGGATGTCGTTGGAAATGTGACGGCTTTAAAATTCATAGGTGATGGAAGTGGACTAACGGGTGTAGCCGCGAACCTTCAAGCGATAACAGATAATGGTAATGTGACCTCTAATACCGTTCAATTCACTAACACGGGAACTTCACTCACGGCGAGTGGTGATGTAGAAGTATCTGGTGCGCTCAGAGTGGGAAGTGTAGATGTTGCGTTATCTTCTGAATTAGATTCTAACGCGTTGCGTATATCTAACCTAGAAACGTCTAACGGGTATATCTGGTCTAATTTAGCTGATAACGCGTTGCGTATATCTAACCTAGAAACGTCTAACGGGTATATCTGGTCGAATCTGGCTGATAATGCGAGTCGTATATCCAACCTAGAAACGTCTAACGGTCATATCTGGTCTAATCTAGCTGATAATGTGATTCGTATATCCAACCTAGAAACGTCTAACGGTCATATCTGGTCTAATCTAGCGGATAATGCGAGTCGTATATCCAACCTAGAAACGTCTAACGGTCATATCTGGTCTAATCTGGCTGATAATGTGATTCGCATATCCAACCTAGAGACGTCCAACGGTCATATCTGGTCGAATCTGGCTGATAATGCGAGTCGTATATCCAACCTAGAAACGTCTAACGGTCATATCTGGTCTAATCTAGCTGATAATGTGATTCGTATATCCAACCTAGAAACGTCTAACGGTCATATCTGGTCTAATTTGGCTGATAATGTGATTCGTATATCTAACCTGGAAAGTGCGGACACCAATCACGGTTCTGACATCGGTTTACTTCAATCTGCGAATACGATCCAAGCAAATCTCATAACAGATCTCGAAACAACCACCCAATATATTTCCGCAACCACGAGTGGTACGGTTATCAGTTCTAATCTTGAAGTTACGGGGAATATATTCATGCGCGGAGATCGTTTCATAGTTGAATCCGAAACAAAATTGATCAATGATGCGATCATAGGTATAGCGAATAATAACACGACATCTACTACAGATGTGGGTATTCTCATGCAACGTCCCACGGCGAATGTGGCTCTCATACATCACGGAGGAACAAATGATTTTACGATTGGGTACACACTAAATGATCTCGAAGCGACGGATATAACCAACGATACCACAAACGAAATTAATGTTAGCGTACTTGGAAATCTTTACACACAAAACAACTTAACAGTAGGAAACGTCGTGACAGCTTCTGCGTTCGTCGGTGATGGAACGGGTATAACCGGTATTGCGTCTAATTTAGATCAAATCGTGAATAATGGAAACGTGACCTCTAATACCGTTCAATTTATCAACAATGGTACATCTCTGACTGCTTCTGGTAATGTCGTGATCGGTGGAAACGTCACGTCTACCACCGCACTCATAAGTAATGTTGCGACCATGGGTACGACCAAGACGTTTGTTGTTACAACACCTGGAAGTTATTTTGAAATAGACGATCTCGATAGACCTGCACTAGAATTACATGAACATCAAACATATATATTTGACACGTCGGGTGTGGGTGGGTCTCATTTATTCAAATTATCTACAACTCTTCAAGGTACGCATGGTGGTGGTATTGAATATACCGACGGTGTAGACTCGTCCGTTTCTGGTAAATTAATATTAACCGTTCAACCGGGTGCACCAGATTTATATTATTACTGTGCCACGTCGGGGCACAGTGTTATGGGTAATACTTCACCGTGTAAAGTCTCACCGACCGCAGAACTCGTCGTTTCGGGGCGAGTGGTCGCTTCGGGGAATGTGGAAGCATCTAAATTCATAGGTGATGGTAGTCAGCTCACGGGGATAAGTGGTGCGACAACATCCGGTCTTCAAGTCGTGACCACGAACGGTGCCATTACATCAGACGCGATTCAATTTACGAATACAGGAACATCACTCGCAGCGAGTGGTGCTGTGACAGCAGCCTCAGTCTCGGCCACGGGTGTTGTATCTGGAGCCTCAGTCTCGGCCACTGGTGCTGTGACCGCAGCTTCGGTCTCGGCCACGGGTGGTATATCTGCGGCCTATTTCACGGGTGATGGAAGTAATGTGAATATAGGGGAAATGACGGCGGAGACCATCCCCTACGTGGACTCCAATAAACAGTTACGCGATTCACATATAACGCGTACGGCCGATAAGACGATCATAACTTCAAATCTTGAAGTTACGGGTAATATATTCGTATCCGGAAACTCATACTCGATAACATCCGAGAATACGGTTATCAACGATCGGATCATAGGTCTCGCGAATAATAATACGAGTACGGCGCTCGATGTGGGTCTCATGTTGCAATACCCCCAAAAGAACGTGGCGATGATTCATCATGGAACAACGTCGGCTGCGCCACACAATGGGCAACTCACTCTCGGATACACACAAAGTGGATTCGATGTCGATACTATCACGAAAGACCCATCTAACAACCTCACGTTAAATGTATGGGGACATGTCGTGACACAAAATAACATAACGGTCGGTGCACAAGGTAGTTACTATGGCGACGGAACGACCTTAACAGGTGTGGCTCTTGAAACTGATCTTTCGGATAACGTCACTCGTATATCCGCTTTAGAGACGGCGACGATCATTTCTAATTCTTCCGGAATTACGTCAGGGTTCGTGAGAGGTGATATCATATACGCGAGTGCTGATAATGTACTCAGTAATCTCGCATTAGGAACAAGTGGACAGGTTTTAAAGGTTAATTCCGGTGGTACGGATATAGAGTGGGGTACAGATGCCACTGGAAGTGGAAGTGGAAGTGGATCTATCGTTTGGCAGTCGCCGAACAATCCTGATATTCATTATTCCGCCGGTAATGTGGGTATTAACACGACGACCGCAGCGTTTGATTTAGATGTCCACGGAACGGCGAATGTCGGTGCTTTAACCGCTACCAGCCTTTCTGTCGATGGTCAGACACTCGCACTCGCGACCGATTTAAGTGCAAATGCCTTGCGAATTGAGGCACTTTATACGGGAAGTAAAGGTGCTATTATATACGCGGACGCAACAGATTCACTCGCGAAACTCCCGATAGGGTTAGACGGTCAAGTACTCACGATTTCAGGTACTGGGACCGGTCGATCACTTGTATGGGCTACACCTTCCGGAGGAAGCGGTGGAAGCGGTGGATCTAGTCAATGGTCTAACGTTACCTTGGATGAAGTATATTTCGATGGAAATGTGGGAATTGCTAACACGGATCCGGGGCATGATTTAAGTGTCGGTTCCAATCTGTTTGTGGATGATGATGGGTCGGATGTGCTCGTGGTGACGGGTAATGCCGCTATGTCTTCACTCACACTCGGTCAGGTTTCGATCGTAGCGTCCTACGGGCTTAACGATATTTTGAGTACATCGAATACGTCGTCTAATATCATGCAATTAACGGACGCGACGACGGGACTCGTGGCTACGGGTAATGTACACGCGCTTAAGTTTATCGGTGATGGATCAGGGCTTACGGGTATCGCGTCCAATTTAGATCAGATCGTGAATAACGGAAACGTGACATCTAATACCGTCCAATTTTCTAATGCGACGACAGGGTTCGTGACGACTGCGAACGTTGAGGTGGGTGGTGAGCTGACCGTCAGTGGGAATGCGACCGTTAGTTCTAATTTGACCGTCAGTGAGAATTTGACCGTGAGTGGGAACGTTTCAGACTTGAACGTGGTCTCAAACGTAAACATGCTCCAAACCGCTAATACGGCTGCTATCAAACTCAATAGCAATATCGTCACGGAGTTTAGTCGGTCGAAAAAGCTTATTAAGTATCCGAGGGTGGCTATGACTGCGAATTCAAGTGGTGGGTATGTAGCGAGTGCTCACTCTGAATACCCACATGATACTAACTATCACGCATTCAGGGTATTTAATAATAGGGGGGTCAATGTACCATATGTTCTGGGGGTTGGATGGGAATCTGCTAATACGGATACATTTGGTGATGATGGTTTATGGGGTGGATCGAATGCATCTGGGGCTCCAACTTCCAGTTCAGCTAATACGACCATGACTCTTGAGAATGGAAATACCATTTACGGTGAATGGCTTCAGATTCAATTACCTACTAAAATTCGTCTCGAATACGTTAATTTCCTGATACTGAGTGGTTCCGCTCACGCCATGGCCCATAGAGCTCCTCGAGCTGGGTACGTATTAGGTTCGAATAACGGAACAAACTGGACAACGTTAAAAAATTGGTCGGGAATCGTGTATGACACGTGGACCGCATATTACGACAAATTTTACAAATTTGATATCGACAAAGAGGTTGATAATTATCAATATTTTAGATTTGTATGGACCGAAACGGCGAGTGGTTCTGGAAATTCCTTATCCAGATATGCTTCTTGTCAGGAACTCGAATTTTGGGGCGTCCCCGAATACGATCCCGAAGCTCACGGGACTGATGTGACCGTAAAGTCCAAGACCAACGTTCCCAACACGGATTGGTTGGAGGTCTACTATGATGCGAAGGGATTGGCAAATGGTTCTACCACAGTGAATGATCTAAAGCCCGTGGGAACTGCTAACAATGGCACGGTCGGTGGGAACACGTCGGTCACCGACGAGGCTTTCACGTTTGATGGGACCGGGGATTACATAACATCGACCGTAACAACGGGGACTGGAAATCGGTCTTTTTCTGTGGCGTGTTGGTTTAATTTCACAACTCTCGGTGGTTTACTATGGGGATTCACTGGAACTACCGATGGAACGGACAATAGCCCAAGTAATAATTCGACGCCACACGCGTATTTCAATACCACGGGGAGTATTAATTTTGATTTTTGGGCCAGTGCTACGGTAACCGCCGAAAACCTGATCGAACCGAATAGATGGTACGCTGGTGTATGGACATATGATGGAAATGCGAGAAAAATATACATCGACGGCACACAGGTTAACGTACCACAAAGTTCAACGCCACTTAGTATCATAGATAACACTTCTCGTTTATCGATCGGTATATATCCTACTAATTTATCAGGAGGACCAATGACAGGTTCGGTAGCGAACTTCCGCCTCTTCAACCGGGCCCTAACCTCCGACGAGATCTACCAACTCTACGCCTACCAGAAGGAGTATTTCGGGCACGGGGACTTGTCCATGACCCTAAAGGCTGGGCGTTTGGGGATTGGGACCTCGGAGCCTCGGGCGGCTTTGGATGTGAGGGGGGATATCATGGGTGGATGTCCGGTAGTATTTGACTGTGTAGCGTCGTCGACGACAGCCGTTGGTAGTTATATAAATTGGAACTTGGTAAAGTTAAACAAAGGTAGTGGATTAAATGGAACTACTTTTACAGCTCCAGTCGAAGGTCATTATTTTTTTCATGTGCATGTAATGGGGGTATGGACTGGGTCTTCTAGCGATGTACGATTTATAATGGAATGGCATAAGAATGGTCTTCATTATGGAGTAAACTCTGAACTTGACGCACAAATGTATGATGGACGAGATGATGTCGACGGCGACTATGCACATTTGAAGCTTTCGGGTAGTATAATCCCATACTTGGAAATAGGAGATACTATTAAGATTATTGTAGATAGCCATAGTACTATGGGTGTACACGGTAGATATAACAGATTTACGGGTCATTACATCGGATAATAAATTATTCGGTAGTTATATGAATCATATCACTTTAACATCGTTATTATATCAAACGATACACTCTATGGGTTTCGAAACAAAAGTTATAAGATTTGATGACACATGGAATTCCATCGAAGTTGTTGAAGGCTATACCAAGCCTCCAAAAGAGGAGTTCGAAGCAAAACTCCAAGAACTCATCGATGCCCAACCCCTCAAGAAACTCCGCACCAAGCGGAACACCCTTCTCGCTCAAACAGATTATGTCGCCACCATCGACTACCCCCACGCCACCCCCGAAAAGAAACAAGAATGGCTGGACTACCGCCAAGCTCTCAGGGATCTTCCTTCCAACACAGAAGACCCGGCTAACCCGGTTTGGCCCGTCGCCCCTCAATAAACAATTTTCCTCCAAAGTGCCGAGTCCCACTTTGCAAGAAAAAGAGTTCCAAGTGCGAAGCACTTGTCCCGTATCAAACAGACGAAACCCTTCGGGTTTCCCCAGTTTAAAAAAACCTCCCTAAATAATAGATATGAACGGCATCGATACGTTTCTCGATATCAACAATGCCCACCTCAGGGTGAACAGCGGGAACGTTCAAGCTTCGACATTCGTTCTTGACCAGATAAATATCGTGACGAGCGCAAATACCGCGACGACGGTTAACTTCAATAACGTGACGAAAGCCTTTAACGCGGTATCGAATATAGAGGTGGGAACTGCTAACCTATTCGTAGATACGACCACATCGAAAGTAGGAATAGGGACGGATGCACCTGCGTATACGTTAGATGTTCACGGATCGGCAAATGTCGGTGCATTAACAGCGACGACCTTTTCGGGAAGTGGGGCGGGTTTGACCGCACTTAACGCGGCTAATATAACAACTGGAACCCTAGATGCTGCGCGCGTCCCGGATTTAGACGCAGCAAAAATAACAACTGGAACCCTAGATGCTGCACGCGTCCCGAATTTAGACGCAGCAAAAATAACAACTGGAACCCTAGATGCTGCACGCGTCCCGGATTTAGACGCAGCAAAAATAACAACTGGAACCCTAGATGCTGCGCGCGTTCCGGATTTAGACGCAGCAAAAATAACAACTGGAACCCTAGATGCTGCGCGCGTTCCAGTCCCCACAACGTTTGGAGGAGCAACCTTCAGTGGGGATGTCACAGTGGATACACCCACCTTCCACGTGGATACCACAAATAATAGGGTCGGGGTGGGGACGACGAATCCAGCTACAAATTTACACTTATTAGGTGTAGGAACTGGTTTAGGTCCTAGGTTGAGATTTGAAACCCTAAATAACGGTAATAGCCAATATACGACGGGTGGGACGGAGATAGGTGGTATCCAATTTGGAGCGGATGACCTTACTTGGTCTACCCAGCACATGTCTTCGGAGATTGTCGGTATACATGATAGTCCGAATTATAGTGGTGCTCTGGGTATTCTTTCGTTCAGAACTTCCACAAGTCAGGGCTCAAATCCCACTGAGAAGATGCGAATCAAACCTAACGGCAACGTCGGAATTGGGACGACGACACCACACGCCAAGCTTCAGGTAAATGGGCAAGAAGGGGCATTGAGTGCATCATCAGCCTCATCTTTTAACACTTGGGCTAATGGTGGCAATTATGAAACGCACAACAACTTCGCGATAACTGGAATCTCTATTCACGCGAGTCATGATATTGTATCGGGTAGTTATATCGCTTCCCATCGTTCAAATATAACTGCATCGGATGAAAGGATTAAGAAAGATATAGTTGATCTTGAGGATGGGCCGGCTTTAGAAACACTCAGACTCCTCAAACCTAAACGGTACAAATATAAAGACGTGGTTAGGGGTGGTACCGATCCCGTATGGGGTTTCATCGCCCAAGAGGTTCGTGAAACTCTGTCGTACGCCACGCAATTACGACAGGACTCCATTCCGAACATTTATGAGATGGTGAACATATCTACCGACTCGAGTGTGATTACCTTTACCAACTTTGACACGTCTACCCTCGAGAGTGGTACAAAAGTCCTAAAAGTATTCGACGAAAGCGATACAGAACATTTCATCACATTCACCGAGGTAATAGATGATAATTCGTTACGGATCGAGGAAGACTTATCCAAATGGACCCAATTGTTTGTGTATGGTCAACGGGTCGACGATTTTGTGTTTGTCCAAAAAGATGCTATCTGGACGGTCGCCACTGCCGCCCTCCAAGAGGTCGACCGCCAGCTCCAAGCCGAAAAAGAGAAGGTTACTACACTTGAAACGCAACTCGCATCAGTTCTCACACGACTCGATGCCCTCGAAAATGCCTAAAACTTTCCTCCAAAGTGCCTCCCACTTTGCAAGAAAAAGAGTTCCAAGTGCGAAGCACTTGTCCCGTCCTCCGGACTTTTTTGTTTAAAAAAACCTCAACACATAGTAGACGAAATGCCGATTAACTCACCAACTGGGTTTCTCGACATCACGAACGCGACGCTCAGAACGTCGAATCTTGAGGCAGAAAATTTACTCATATCAGGTGGTAATATTTACGTTTCTACCGATCTCGAATCAAATATTGTCCTTAACCTCGAGAATGTCACGAATAAGGGGAACATAACATCGAATACCATAAGATTTACAAATGCGACGACGGGTATTGTCGCTACGGGAAATGTTGAAGCCGCCAAATTTATTGGAAGTGGGTCACACTTAACCGGTATTCCTCCGACCGCGATTACAGGTACGCTCAGTCAATGGTCCGATGGAGCAAATGGCGACGTATACATAGCGAGTAATGTTGGTATAGGTAATGTCCACACACTCACGAGTAATACTTTACAGGTGGGTGGAAACCTATACGTTAGGGATACGGATGCAAACGTTTTAACGGTTAATGGAAATGTCGTAGCCTCCTATTTCGAAGGTGACGGAAGTAAACTATCCGGTATCGTGACGGATCTTCAAGGTGTTACGGATAATGGAAATGTCACCACAAATGTCGTACGATTTTCGAATGTGACGACAGGTCTCGTGACGACAGCGAACATAGAGGTCGGGGGTGATATTAAAGTCGTCGGTTTATCCGCGGGAACCGTTCCATATGTCGCATCCGATAAATTCTTAAAGGATTCGTTTATAACTATGACGGGTGATGCGACCGTGATAACGTCTAACCTTGACGTGACGGGAAATATATTTATGCGCGGCGAAAAGTTTATTATTGAATCCGAAACAAAATTAATAAACGATGCGATCATAGGGATCGCCAATAATAACACAGTTTCGACGACTGATAAGGGTATCATCATGCAAAATACGACGGGAAACGTCGCGATCATTCACCATGGGACGGGGGGTGTTGGGATCGCGGATCAACTCACGTTTGGGTACACAGCCGATCCACTCGATACCTTAACAGTCGCGAACTATCTCACAAAAGAACTCACTGTAAATGTCCTCGGTAATGTTATAACCCAAAATAACCTCTCCGTGGGTGGTACACTAAATATCAACACAATTTCCGCCGCTTCTTCACACTCACTCCAAGCGGTGACGAACCTAGGGAACGTCACTTCAAATACGGTACAATTTTCAAATGCGATAACATCCCTCGTCGCCTCGAGTAATATTGTGGCCACAGGAAACGTGAGTGCCGGTCATGATACGGATACGACCTCTTATTTCGGAAGAGCGGCCGTGGGCTACATCACGGGTACCAGTGATCAAGCATCTTTTGCCCACTTTGAACGGAACAGCACAGCACAGTATGCGCTTAAACAAGCGGCGACTGGAGAAACGTCTATTAACACACCCGCGAATAAGCATATTCGGTTTGCAGTGAACGATGTCGATAAAATGCGTATCACGAGTGCTGGTAAAGTGGGGATCGGTGCGATTCTCCCCGATGCGACATTACACGTGGAGGGGAACGCATATGTTTCTTCTAATTTGACTGTGGGTGGGAATGTGGAGGTGGGCACAGCGAACCTCTTTGTGGATACTGTCAATTCGAGGGTAGGAATTGGGACGTCAACTCCGGGTGAAAAATTACACGTAAACGGAAACATACGATTAGGAGCTTCAGCGGATAATACCGCGGATGATAACACCGACCGAACTATATCAACTGCGGCACAATTAACAATAAAAGCGAACGATTCGGATATAGATGGTGCGTATACAAACTTGATATTACAGTCTGGTAATACAAACCCCGGTAAAATAATAATAGGTGGCGACGACGGTGCAACGGGGTCGAACGGGTCGCGAATAGATTTCTACACGGCCGGGGCAACGGCTCCCGTGTGTAAAATTGATCGTGATGGTTATTTATTACCGAAAGCGTTTGCCTTCATGGCGTCCGGATCGGGTGGAGATTTTAAAACTCAAAAATCTCTTATGCATGATCCGGTTATGACGATAACCGTACATTTTGATTACCATCCCAACCCAAACGGTATTTATACAGGATTTAGAGAACAGGCGAGCGATGCTAATAGGGGTATATATTTTGCACCCATCAGCGGGGTGTATCACTTTTCGTGTAAGGCCAGGATACCGGATAACACTACCAACGCATACGAAATTGAGTGGTACATCAAGAGAAACGGGACTCACTCTTCACCTTGGTCTGAAGTAAAATATACTACTTTTGAAATGTGGGCATCACCGGGTGATGGTGGAGGTCGTAGAGCCCATATGAGTTCTACCATAGTTAAATTAGAGGAAGGTGAAGGCTTTATGCCGAGAAATGATGGTCCTCCAGTAGATTGTAGTAGAGTAACATTCGGTGGACATTTCTTGGGTACATATGATTAAACAATTTCCTCCAAAGTGCCGAGTCCCACTTTGCAAGAACCGTTCAATTTTTTCCCAAAAATTTTAACCTCCCCCAATAATAGATATGTCCACGGACGGAATACTTGAGTATCAGGGCACGAAACGGGTCCTTTTCCGTGGCGACACGTCGAATATCGTATTCGATACGCGAACGACCAGTCTAGGAATCGGGGTCACCGGTTCGAATAATCCCAGCTCAAATTTATATATAACTGGAAACGCCTACGTTTCATCGAACCTCGCGATCGGGGGTGTCATGACCATGGGTGTCGTCAACGTTGCGGCCCGCCATAACTTACAAGCCGTGACGGATATGGGGAACGTGACTACACACACGGTGGAGTTTACGAACCCCACGACGAGTATTGTGGCTTCAGGGAATGTGGAGGTGGGTGGAAGTATAACTGGCCGTGGCCGAATCGTAACTAAAACGCATACAATTACACACGGAGAATCTTCATCTGGTGAGGTTGATACTTACACATTGGCGGCCAACGAAAACAGGATAGTCCTAAATAATGCTCAAGGTACCACCAATCAATCACGAACGTATTTCGCAAATTTCAACTCCGGTGTTCCTACGGAAATTGGAACTATAATATATCTTGAAATTAATAGTTCTAGAACTAATTCTGATTCAGTCGGCAAAGGTCACCAATCAGAGATACAATTTAACGGTACAAAAGTGTTGAGTACCGGGTATATTTATATAAATCCATCCGAATCTTATAGCAAAACACTGAAAAGAGTAATTATTTTAACATCTAACGGTTGGGAAGATATCGCGGCGACGGCGACGGGTGATAATGGAAATGTCGGTGTCGGGAAGACGGATCCAAATGATACATTAGATGTTAACGGTACGATACGAATTACTGGTAAAAGTCCCGATTATTTAAGAATTAGATTAGCCAATACTTTCAGTGTAGGAGAAGCAACAGGCGATAATGTACCGTCCACAGCGGCGCGCCCTCTCATGCCGAATGGTTCGGCGATTATAGAATACACAGGTGGTCAATCAACCGTAGATAATGAAGGTTCTTATATATGGTTAAATGGGGATACAATGGGTATAATGAATACAGGAGATAACGAGACTTTACATTGGTATGATTCCGACGACTACCCAACTGCGACCGGAGAGTTGCATTGGAAAATCGAGACAGATGGTACTATAGGCAATTCAAGTGATTTAAGATTAAAAAACAATATACGATATTTTGACGACGAGTATGACACTTCAAATTCAATGCTTAAATATTCACAAATAAAATTTTGTAAGTATAATTGGAAAAAAGAGTTAAAAGATCCCTCCGGTGTAAAAGAAGATTTTTACGGTGTAATAGCACAAGAGATAGAACCTTTATTCCCAGAAATGATAGAAACTGATGAGGCTGGATTAAAAATGATAAAGCAGGGTCGACTACAATACATTTCATATCACATGATTGCCAGTTTAATACAAAAAAACGCTGCTTTGGAAGCCCGTATCTCAGCCCTTGAAAACGCCTAGACTGAGTCCCACTTTGCAAGAACCGTTCAATTTTTTCTCGAAAATTTTAACCTCCCTTCATAATAGAAATGGCCGAGAACGGTATACTCGATTATCAGGGGATGAACCAAGCCATCTACCGCGGGGCGACCTCGAATATCATCGTCGACACACAGAGTATGAGCATAGAAATCGGGGCCGGGAACTCGAGCCATACGTCTAATTTACATATTGAATGCGACCACGACGCGAACGTCGCTTCGATTCAGCTTAATTCCAATGTCGTCACGGAATTTAGTCGGTCGAAAAAGCTTATTAAGTACCCGAGGGTGGCTTTGACACAAGACGACGAATCTTCGACGACCGGATATGTAGCGGATGCTAGTACAGAAGAGTCCATTAACACCGGACCTTGGAAAGCTTTTAATGGAGATGGAGGTGCGTGGGAAACTACTCCCAAAAAATTTAATAATACGTCCGGTGATTGGGATGGAACTACGACGGCTCCGTATGCTATTTCATTAGTGGGTGGCACCACTATATACGGGGAGTGGGTTGAATTAAAAATACCCAATAAAATACAATTACACACATGTCGAATTGCGCCTATGACCCATTCTACCTATACAAATTTGGGAAGACATCGTTCACCGCGTAATGGATATATTCTTGGTCGCGTAGGAGCAACTGGTAATTGGACAGTTTTAAAAAGTTGGTCCGACGTAATACACGGTTGGGAAGATCTCGTACTTCGAGACTTTGATATAGAAAATCCATCAGAATATTACGATTATTTTAGAGTTGTATGGACGGCTATCAACGGTAATACTAACTATTCAACATCCGCAGGAGCTGGATACGCATCTTCGGGTGAAATAGAATTTTTAGGCACCCCCGAATACGACCCCGAGGCTCACGGGACAGATGTGACCGTAAAGTCCGTGGCCAACGTTCCCAACACGGATTGGTTGGAGGTTTACTATGATGCGAAGGATCTGACAAGTATTTCGGGTACGATAGCAGATTTAAGTGGAAAATCGGTCACGGGTTCACTAAACGGCAATGTATCTATAGATACTTTGAATAACGTGAAATCGTTCTCTTTCGATGGTTCGGGGGACTACATAAGCGGAACCCTGACGAATACAGGAGATTTCGATTTTACAGTGAGTACGTGGGTGTTTGAAACGAATGGTACAACAAATAACACGATATGGATGATCGGAAGTGGTTCTGGTAATAGCAACCCAAACCCATCGGTTGCTTTAGCTGTAGATTCTGCTGGAAGTCTAGACTTTTTCGTGTTCAGTGGTACTGAGATTCGTATGTCCAATTTCCGTGACACGTTTGGAATAAATAAATGGCATCACATAGTTTGTACCCGTACAGGAACTGCACTAAAATATTTCATAAACGGTATCGATCAGAATAGACCAGCATCTGCTAATTTGGAACCCTTAAGTATAGCCGCTAATTCAATTTTCAATATCGGTGCGAGGACCGGTAATCAATTGGGTAATAATCCTATGCACGGTTCCATCGCGAACTTCCGCCTCTTCAACCGAGCCCTAACCTCCGACGAGATCTACCAGCTCTATGCCTACCAGAAGGAATATTTCGGACACGGGGACTTGTCCATGACCCTAAAGGCTGGGCGTTTGGGTATTGGAACTTCGGAGCCTCGGGCAGCCCTAGATGTTAGGGGGGATATTCACGCAAACGGGGCACCCGCGTTTCCTATACCCGTGGCTGCTTTTCATAAATTAAGTGCTTCCACAACGAACACGACACATTCCGAAGATATACAAAGTGGTTGGGTTGCGTTTACGGGTGCAAACACAACTACACCTGGTGTCATTGAAGCGTATACGTTATCCGGTGGCACTACCACACAGGGTACATCTTCAGGTGTAGTCGTGAAATTGTGTAAAAAAGGAATGTATAAACTTGAAGCTGGATTCGCGATAAATACACAAGATGGTATAAACAGTCACATAGGTATAGGTATATATCCAGTTTCAAATAGTTATATTCCGGGTAATACTAGCCGTGTACATTATACCCTGGGAGGATCTGGATCTTTAGCCGGTTACTTTTATATTCCGGGATCTACGAATAACATTAACCAACAGTTCAATATGACACAAATCTTGAGAGTATCAGAAGGCCCGGGATATGCATACGTGACGATTACACCAAATTCAAATGATAGTACTCATTTTCAGTTCCAGAATTGGGCATCTTACCCGCACGGGGTAATGTATGTTACATATTTAGGATAAAAAAACCTCCCCCAATAGTAGATATGTCTACCAACGGGCAATTGGTTTTCACGGATGTAGACAAAATTACGTTTAAGGGGGTCGGTAATGCCTCGAACGCCGTGGTCGATACACTAACAGGAAAGATCGGTGTGGGGGTAGATTCCCCAGACGCGAATCTTCATGTCGTAGGTAATTCATACGTGAGCACAAACCTGGAACTCGGTGGAACGCTCATCATGGGAACGGTCAACGTGGAAGCGCAGCATTCTCTCGAGGCTGTGACGGCCACGGGGAATACGACACCTTTAACCATAGAGTTTACGAATCCTACGACTTCTTTGGTGGCCAGTGGGAATGTGGAGGTGGGTGGGAATGTTGTTGCTGGGTATTTGTACGGTGACGGGAGTAATATTTCTGGTATTTCTTCAACACTTCAAGCGATAACAGATTCCGGACCTGGTGCAAATGTAACTTCTAATACCGTGCAATTTTCTAACGCGATTACTGGTTTTGTGACCACTGCGAACGTGGAAGTGGGTGGTGATTTGAACGTGAGTGGGAATGTGGAGGTGGGGGGTGATTTGGACATATCCGGGAACTTGGGTTCTAGTTTAGTGAATCTTGTATACCCAATCGGTGCCATATACATTTCCGTAAACTCGGCCGATCCCGGGACAATATGGGTGGGTACTACCTGGGTGACCTTTGGTGCTGGTAAAACACTTGTAGGTATTGATAGTGGCGATACTTCTTTCGATGCAGTTGAAGAGACTGGTGGTGCGAAAACACACGTGTTGGAACGTTGGGAAATACCTCCTCATCAGCATAATATTCAAGAATTTCCCGGTTATAGTGAGAATGCTTCACAGTGGCTCTCATTTACCACGGGACAGTACAATGGCCTCCCTTTTCGTCGCGGAGGCGCCGATGCTAATTACAGGAAGGCTTCTGGTGACGGTACCGATATCTCTAATCCAATTGGTAACGGTAGTGGAGCCGCCGCATCACACAATATTATGCAACCCTATATCGTGACCTACATGTGGAAAAGGACGGCATAAAATAATGACCTTCTATTATATATGAGTAAAGAATACGTTGTGAGGCAGATTTTCATGGAGATGGAGCCTAGACCACAATATTATAATTGTACCCAAGGAACTTGGGAATCTTTCGAAGTCGAGGAAGGATTCGAGAAACCCACCAAAGAGGTCTTCGAGACGAGGTTTCAAGAACTCTACGCCCTCGAACCCATGCGGCGGCTCAGGGTAGAGCGAGACATTCGTATAAGGCAGACGGATTGGATCTTCGGACCAGATATTCCCTCTATGACCACCGAGAAGATCCAAAAATGGAAAACGTACCGTCAGGCCCTTAGAGACCTCCCTTCGACAGCGACGCCAACCCTAGCTGATGATGGATTGGAGTTATTGGGTATCACATGGCCATTACCACCGTAAACCCTATCGTAAATAACCTAATACCTTTTCATAGTGTAGAAACTCTTTTGGGTAATCCTCTATACTAAAATTGAACGGCTTATAATTGGGACGATAATACGTTGGTTGTAATTTTACTTTTGGATCTTTTTGTGCAAAATCAAATGTAGCGATGGGATCGTCGAGGTCATCTCTTTTCATCCACTTTTTCATCTTCACGATGTCTTCGCTAATATCATTTTTTTTAATCAGTCCCATATCTTTGATTTTTTTCATGGTACCTTGGAAGTCATTTTTCAAATCTTCATATCGAATTAACATGTAGTTTTTTACAAGTTTTGGAAGTTTTTCACATATCCATTCTAATTTTATGTGTCTAACTTCGAAAATATTGTTACAATATTCATACCCACCAAGTTTAAATGATACTTTTTCATCATAGAAAACGGCTGTTGATGCATATTTACCGAATAAAAATCTTTCTTGCGACTCTACCATCGGTTCATATAAGTTCCGTGGTGTTCTATAAATGGATCTTAACCAATCTATGGGATCCCTTACGATACATAAAAAAAGTATATCATCTGTGTCTGACAAGTCAAGATCGTCACCGAACCAGTGTTTATGACCATATTTTCGACATCTTTCAATTATATCATCTACATCTTTTACATCGTCAGCAAAAACATTAATTGCATCGAAATTATCTTTTATGCTATGGTCAAGGAAGTTTGTTCCACTAGATCTTTCACCGTAGATGTGATACCTTTTTAGTAGTGTCATAATTTGATAAGAACCACATTCTTTAATCAAGGAGTTAAATATCAGAAACCACGAGCTACAGCTTAAAATATTTCAAAGAAATCCAACCATGGGACGAAACTAAAACTTAAACAATTTTCCTCCAAAGTGCCGAGTCCCACTTTGCAAGAAAAAACCTCCCCAAATAGTAGATATGTCCACCAGCGGTCATCTTAAGTTTCAGGGGACGAATAGGGCAACGTTCGTCGGGACGACTTCGAATATCATGTTCGACACGACCTCTACGAGTCTAGGGATCGGGGTCACGGGAACAGACCATCCCAGTTCAAATTTATATATAACTGGAAACGCATACGTCTCTAGTAATATCGCCGTCGGCGGTGTATTAACCATGGGTACCGTAAACGTGGTTGCACGCCATGATCTCGAGGCTGTGACGGCTACGGGGAATATCACACCTTTAACCGTAGAGTTTACGAATGCGACGACGGGGATTGTAGCCACGGGGAATGTGGAGGTGGGTGGGAATGTTGTTGCTAGTTATTTGTACGGTGATGGGAGTAATATAACCGGTATTTCTTCCAATTTACAGGTGGTGACAGACACCGGAAATGTAACGTCTAATACCGTCCAATTTTCTAATGCGACGACGGGTTTAGTGACCACTGCGAACGTGGAAGTGGGTGGTGATTTGACGGTGAGTGGGAACGTGACTATGCCCGGATATAGTAAAGTGTCTGCAACCAATAGTGCAAACGCAACAAATTATACAAATAGTAGGTATAAGGTTCATAAATTTACCGGTAATGGGACATTAACCGTCACAAACCCTGGAATGATCGAATATATCATAGTTGGGGGTGGTGGTGGCGGAGCTTCGAGACACGCCGGAGCCGGAGGTGGGGGTGGTGTTCTACATGGGTTCATGTTTGTAGCCGCTGGAACTTACGATATAGTTATAGGAGCGGGTGGATCACCGCCATATACCACCATTCAGAGCCCGGCCAACCACGGTCCGGGAACTCCTGGTAATCCATCAACATTTGCAGGTTTAACCGCATTTGGGGGTGGAGGAGGACGGGCTGAAAATACAATAGCAACACCGTACTCTTTTACACAGGGTACTAATGTTCAGTATGCAACGTCTACTCAACTTGCAACTACAGGTGGTAATGGTGCCAACACGTCGTTGTATAATTACGCACATCATCATGGTATACAGGGGTACCGAGGTGGTCGAGGTAATGGAACTTCCCAAAATGAGAGTTCGTATGTTGGTGGGGGTGGGGGTGGAGCGGGTGGAAATGGTGCGGAACCACCGCAGGGTATTAATGCAAATAGTGGAGGCGCTAACGGTGGCGTTGGTCGAAAAATACTCGGATTAGGGCCGAGTGATGAAACTGAGTATTTTGGGGGAGGAGGGGGTAGTGATTTACCCCACGTTAATGCTGGTTCACCCGGAACGGGTGGATTGGGTGGAGGAGGTGATGGAGGTAAAGGAGCGGCAACTGCCCAGAGTGGAACGGCTAATACGGGTGGAGGTGGAGGTGGGGCTGGGTTTTACAATGCTACGAGTCAAAATGGTGTCGCGGGTTATGGTGGGTCAGGAACGGTCATAATAAGATATTTGGTATAAATAAAGTATGCTTAGTTTTGCTGAATTAGACCCAGAAAATATAGTTTTACGAGTGGTAGTGGGTGATGATATAAATTGGTGTGAAGAACATCTAGGTGGTAGATGGATACAAATACAAAAAACAGAAAATAAAAATCTCCCATCGATAGGTTGGACGTATTATCCAGATAAAGATAACTTCTCTAGTCCTCAACCACACCCTTCATGGACATTAGATGAAAATTGCGATTGGCAATGCCCGGTTCCATACCCCGACGATAGTAAAATGTATGTATGGAACCATGAAACACAATCATGGGATGAGAACGACCTCCTCACGTAAGACATAGGGTAGAGTAATCTCCTGTTTCGATCTTTGTTGACCCTGGTATATGTATTGCGAACTCGGGTCATCGTAGCTTTTCTTAAACACGACCGCTTGGTCGTTATAATATTTTCCATCTTCGGATTTGTAAATGTATGAACACCTCGTACACTTATCATCTACAAAATCTGTTTCGGTTATGAGGGCAACGGGTTTCCCATCTACGAGATTCGCAGTTGTTTTCAGGATAGATTTTATCGCAACTGGATTATTCCCCAGGGTTTGTTGAAGATTCTTGATAAAGTCTATGATCAAAGGACCCAGGTTCGTTTGGTCGAGACCTAAGAGGCCTAGTTCGGTTTCAGAGTGTTTTATGATACATTCAATCCACTCGGTCATTATGTATGTTTAGCGCCATTCTTTTAAATCTCTCCAAATAGTAGATATGTCGTATTACTTGACGAATGAGAACTCAGTTCTTAACATCAATAATGCGCACCTTAAAGTTTCGGGAAACATCCAGACGGACGTCATGAAACTCGGTGCGATCGAGTTCGCGCCTCCAGCGTCCGATGTTGCGGGAACAGTCAACTTCACGAATGTCACGACAGGTGTGACTACCTCGTCTAACCTTAACGTAGGTGGGACTTTAATGCTCGGGACGGTCGAGGTGGTCTCCACCACGCATACACTCGAAAACACAACTACAAAT